CAAAATCATCTTGTACTTCTTGTACTCCGTCAGAACTAGGTTTTAAGCTACCCATTCCTCTTGAAGATACACCTACTGTAATTCCATTTCGAAACAACTCTGTTAATATATTACCTGAGGGGGTAGGTAAGATTTCAATAGTGCCTATTACGTCATCTCCATCCCATTTAATAAATTTTATATTATGAGAAACATTTTTTAAATTAATAATAGAAGAATCAGGGTGATCTAATTCACCTAATGCTCTATTTTCTTTAACAGGACCATCAATATAATTTTTTACTTCCCTTTCTAAAATCTCCCTAGGGTAGTATCTACCATTACCGTTTTTAGTTTCGGCAGTTTGTAGTCTACCCTCAACAATTAAATTACCATTCTCTGTTTTAAGAGCTTCAGTAATTGCTTGAGGGGCAATTTTAAAAAATTGAGTATCTATGAGGGTCTGTTTCATTACCCCATAGTATTCTTATCAGCAGTAACTTCCATTAACTTTTTTTCTAATAAAGCAACTTCTTTTTGTACTGATTGGACTGCTGATTGGTTAATAAATTCAGAAATAGATTCATCTTCATTCACCATAAGAGCACTTTTTCTTTCAGCAATTGCTTTTTCATAAATTTTAGCTTCAACCTGTTTTTTAGCCATTTCTCCTAGACGTTTTGCTTCTTTCATAACGTCTTTCATACCCATTCTACCTTCTTTTTTGGCTTTCTTCTTTAGATCTTCTTTTTCGTCTTTCATACCATCCTTGTACCCTTCTTCTTCAGCATCAGTTCTAGCATCTTCAGACATATCTTCTTTTTCGTCTTTCATACCATCCAGATAGCCTTCTTCTTCAGCATCTGTTCTAGCATTTTCAGCCATATAAGCTTCAAATTTAAGTTCATAGGATTCCTGTTTACGATCTGCAAACGGGTTTCCAATTGATGGAACTCCTGCTACAGCTTCTTCTAATAATTCTTTTAATTTTTCTGAGTTGTTCATTATTGCTTCTTTTAAGTCTCCATATCCGGAGGATTTGTATTTACCTTTTATTTCTTCAGGAGTTAAGCCTACTACTTTATCAGTGTAGCCAATTCCTTCTACTCCAAATGCTGCATTTTCAATATAGTACATAGGATCTTTTCCTAATTGTTTTACTACAATTTCCATTGCTTTTTCAAGTGGCATTGAATTATCTTTTCTTATTTCAATTGCTACCCCATTTAAAAGTTGATCAGGATTAATATTATTAAATAATTTAGGGTCTTGATAATCCCATCCTTTAGTATTCAACTCATCTACTTCTTTAGTAGTTTTTTTTTCAGTTGCTTTCGCTGCTTCTGTTAAATATTCTTGGAATTTATATATTAGTTCGCTTGTCATGTTGATAAATATTAATCTTTATATAAATCTATAAAATCTATACCTTTTGCTTTTTTTCTTAATGTTTTTTGATCAACCGGTTTATATCCAACTGAAGTATACTGTGAAATGTTTGGCTTAGATCCTTTTTTTCTGAATGCAAAAGGTGTATTATAACCCATTCCTTCTATTTCTTTAATACTATTTTTTATCATAGAATATTGTTCTGGGTAATTATTTCTAAAGAATGTTCTGAAGTCATTAAATGTTTTAGCTACTTGTTTAGCTTGAACTTTGTAAGTGGCATCACCCCTTAATTCTTTTTTAGTAGTTAAACCTTTAGCGATTTCTTTAGCTTTTTCTAAAGTGTTATGTAATTCTACAAAACTAGGAAGTTTAATAATTTCATGAGTAATACCACCACCTTCAGCCCTTTCTTCAGGTTTATTAGCTTTAGCATAATAACTTAAATCATCAGCAAAAAAATCATCAGGGCTTGTAGGGCCATATTTATCCTCAATTTTTTTAAGAAAAGATGGGTTTAGTTCAGAGGGTTCAATAGGCATTATTTAATTTCTTTGTGGAGTTCTTCTGTTAATTGGTAATATTGAAGAAGGTTAATTAAATCATCATTATTAATTTTAGAAGTTTTACCTAATTCTTTAAGGAGTTTTACTACTTCTACTAATTTAATCTTAGTAGCTTCATCTTTTACACTTTTGATTTGGTGGTTTAATACTTTTTTTACTTCGTTAATTTTAGTATTATAAATTTCTTTTAAACGAGGAGTATTATCAATTGAATTAATAAATTCTTTTAATATACCTTTTTGACCCTTATTTAAATTAGAATATTTACCATTAAATTTTTCAAGCATTACTTTGTAAGTAAGGATTCTTAAATCTTTATCATACTTACTAAACTCCTCAACTAAATCTGCTTTTACTTTTTTTTCACTAATAGGTTTTTCAGTTAATTGCTCTAAAATTGTTATTTTATTAGCAATAATTTCATCAGTTTCTGACAGTTTATCTGAATTGAAAATTTCTATGAGCTTATAAAAAGCAGCATATCCTTTATAATTAGGAACTTGGTGTTTAAAAAATTCTTCTAAATTATAATGCTTACGAATTTCATTTATTAAATTATATTTTTCTCTTCTTAAAGCACTTCTATTTAGTTTACGGGATGCTTCTAATATAGTATTTAAAATAATATCTGCTTTCCCTTCACTTAAATTTTTACTTTTAAACAAAGATTCATAAAGTTTATATTCTTTTCCTAATTCTGTTTTAGCAAAAGATTTTTTTAAAATATTAAGGGAAGCAGACTCATTCTCTGATAGAGTATCAGCAGTTATTTGTCTTACTAAAAGTTCAAATAAAAGTCCGGTATTTTTATACTTAGAATGTTTGATTCTCATTGATGGGCTTTTTTATAAATATATAAAGATTTTTACTCCTTTAAGTTACTTTCATCTAATAGTGAACTGTCTTGCTCAAATACTAGTTGTTTACGATTAACTGGTAACTTTTTTAGCATCTCTTTATTTTGTAAATAAGCTGTTTTAGCTTCTAAAGCTAAAGGTGAACCACCTTTATATGAAGGTCTTATAGAATCTGATTCATTTTCTTTACCTTTCATCGCAGCTACTCCTAATCTATCTTTACCAAAATTATCATTTTGGGTATTACGGTTAGAAACTTTTTCTTCAGGACGACCTAATTTTTCATTATATCCTGAAGGGATGTTATCGGGTTCATCATAGTATCTGCCTTTACCATACATAGAAGCTAAATCATGAGGAGTACCATATGAATTTCCTGTTTCTACAGGATCATTACCTTCACTTTCTATTTGACTGTTACGGAAAGTACGTTTAGCATCCTCACTAACTAAATCTCTAAATTCTACGTATTGATCTTCACTTAAGTGGAATAGGTGATCATAAATAAAATCAGTAGGGAATAATTTAGTTTCCATCATTTGAGCTGCTAAATCAACTTTTTCTTTCATTAATGCTACTCTTTCTTGATCGTAAATGATTGAAGGGGTAGTTAAATTTAATTCAAAGTTTGTTAATTCTTCACCATCAAATCCTTGTGTATAAAGGTGGACAACTGCGATTTTGTATAATTCTGAAAGAACAATTCGCTGAATTCGTTCTACTGTGCGAGCAAATCTAATGTCTTCAGCAGCTAATGTAGCTTTACCATCCGTATTTTCATCATAACCTAAAAAGGCTTTAGGTACTTTAAGTGCAGCAAATAATTTGTCTCTTAAATATTCTACGTCTTGAATACCATCATATTGTAACCCCGGTGTAGTATCAATTTTAGTAGCAGTATCATTACCTCTAACAGGGATATAAAAATCTTCTAACATATTTTGCATGTTATATTTTAGATTATAATCCCCGGTTTGTTGATCCATATAAGGAGTACGTTTCATTTTTGAGATAGTCTTTTGCATAAAGTTTTCTATCTCAGCAGGTGGTATAGCACCTACATTTATGTAAAAAATACGTTTTTCAGGAGCGCGGACAATTCTATGCACTAACATAGCATCCTCCATTAGAACATATTGTTTAAATAATTTACGAGCAGGTTCAATGTAACTTCTACCATATGGAAGATAGTTTACATCTGATAGTAGTCTGAAGTGAGCTATTTCGTAGTTATCAAAATAAATTGCTGTGTTGCTATCTCTATCACTTGTATATTGGGTTCCTCCAAAATATCCACCATATTCTCCTCCACCACTTAACCCATCAGGATCAAATTTAAATCTTACTTCTACATCCTTTTTATTTTCACCTACTTTTTCTTCCCTTATAATATTGTACGCTGTGTAAGGAATAACATTATACACACCAAATTTTTCAGCTATTTCTAGTTTAAGGAAAAAATCACCATATTTACACATCTGGCGAATCCACATCCATAAGTTAAATTCAATGTTTAAAACATCGTAAAATAAATTATAAAGGATTTTTTGTACTTGTTCATCCGAACTTTTAATTTGAAGTACCTCACCCATTTCACTTTTTAAAGTAGATTCATCAGATAGTATATCTAAAGCAGAAGCAATAATAGCATCTGTGTCCATTGCTTCATAATCTGAGTATAATTGGGTTCTGAGGGTTTGGTAGTTTAATGCGGGGTTATAAGCCGACATTTGATTGGTAGTATATAAACGATTATATCTATCAATCATTGAATTAGTTTCAACAGATCCTGCCAGTTGTTCTTGATTAAAGTCAAGTACTTTAAGTTGACTCCCTCCTACATTACGGATTATTACATCTGTAGAGAATAGTCTTTTTAATCTTGTAAATACGCTAGTATCAGCCATGTTTGTTAATATATGAATAAATATTACAGAAGCCAACTAAAATCTTCAATCCCACCTTTTCCATCATCCATTGTATATGGGTTATCCATTCCTGTTGAAAAATATGCTCCTTGATATTGAGTTGTGTTTTTTGAAAATGCCCCTAAAGCAGCTTTTGTTATATCTAATCCGTGTTGTTTAAATTTTAATGCAGTATCTCGTACATATAAGCCGATACCAAAACTCATAACTAAATCATCATTATAACCAATTTGAGCTTCAGCTCTACCATGTTTCCAAATAAACGTTTTCATTTCTTCTAATAAACGTTTAGATTGAATAGTAACACCTTTATCACTAACATATTCTTGGAATTTACCTATTACCATAGGTCGGGTTCGAGTAGACATAGTAAACCCTGCAGTCATACTTGAATTATTTTCATAATTTTGTAAATATGAATCTACATTTACCATATCTGATTTTGGAGAATAATATAAATTAGGGTAGTTACGTTCAATAATAGTTTGAATTGTACTCCAACCAATATTAGCATTTTCTACCACCAATAAAGCATTATTATATTCAGTAGCAATAGCTGTTAATATATTTCCAAAATCCTTAGTACCTATTTGACCTTTATATTCACCTACTTGTGTAGCAGATTCTACATCAAATATATGAAATGCCGAATAATCTTTACCATCACCTCTAGCTACGTCAGCTGAAATTAGGTATTGTCTAGTATAATCAGCAGATTCCCATATCCATAAATTTTGGTCTGCTCCTCTTCTTTCTAAAGGTTCTTTAACTGTAGATTTTTCTATAAATTCTAGATATTCAGGGTAAAATACAATATCACCAGAAGTACTAAAATCACAGTCACACTCTTGAGCTGCCATTCTAGGATCTCCTAATAATTCATCTTGTCTATCTCTCCATTCTTGATTTCGTTCAGGGTGGACATACCAAGGTAATTTAATAGGTAAAAATTCATTTTCACTTGCTTCGGCCCTAACCCATGTTTGGTGAAACCAATTACCAGTACCATAAGGAGTTGAAAGTGCTATACACCCCCCACCTGTAGCAAGTGTTTGTTGGGCTGATGCCCATATCTCACCAATGTTATCAATAAAAGCAGCCTCATCAATTAATAGAAGTGAAACTGCTTCTGATCTACCTGCGTCGCTTGATGCTGAAGTAGCTTTGATTTGAGATCCATTTGTTAAGCGGAGTGTTAATTTGTTATTTTCTTCAAAATCTACTTTAAGCCATGAAGGTAAATTTTCATACATAAATTTAACCTTTGTAACCATATTTTTAGCAGTTTCCTGCTTAGTAGCTATGCAAAGAATATTTTTATCTTCATGAAAAATCATCATCCATAAAGAATAACCAGCAGATAACGTTGAAATACCTAATTGACGAGATTTTAAAATAATAGAATAAGGATTATCTTCAAATAATTTTAATACTTTTTCTTGAAATGGATATAAATGAAAGTTGATTCTACCTCTTTGTGGGTGTTGAATCATACAATACTTTTTCATAAAGTGTATAGGATCTTGAGCACACTTTACATATTCCTGCCTTATTATTTTTTTAAGATTACTCATTGAGGGAGTGTATAATCTATAACATGTAGTAGTAAAAGTATACCTACTGCTCCAGTCCAAGGTTTTTTATACCATTTATCTACTTGATTTAAATGGTTTAGATGTAAATCTATTTGGTTATTTAATAATTCTATTTCTTGATCTTTGTATAAAAGGAGATTTTCATTATGATCATTTAACTCTAGGTGGAATTCTATTTGTTTTTCTAATTGTCCAATTAAAATAGTTTTAATAGAATCTTGTGTTTCTAGAGTATCTAAAGCTAAAAAAAATTCTTCAAGTTCTATAGCAGGAATTTGAAGAGTATCTTGTGAAAAACAAAAACTAGATACACATAAAGAAAGTGTAATTAGAATTTGTTTCATTTTTTAGACCTATATTTCTTTTTAAAATCACTCGTAGTTTTTTTAGCCGTAGTAGTTTTTTTAACTTTTGCTTTTGTTTTAGCTACTTTTTTATCTTGATCTTTAATTGCCTTTTTAGCTTCTGCTTTTTTTGCTTCTACTTTTTTGGCTTTAGCTTTAACCTGCTTAATTTCCTTTTTATTAGTTTCAACCTTTTTTTTAATTTCCTTTGTTTTTTTAGAAGAATTAACAACTAATAATCCTCCTACAAAAGTTAGGGCACCCAAAATGTATTTCCATAATTTCATGACGATAAATATTATTAATTAATAGTTTTTAAAATTTGTTGAATACGTTCCTCAGTTGATCCTTTAATAGTATAAAAAATAGGACGATATTTAAATAAAAGTTTTTGAATAGTTTTGTCAATTTCATTTCTATATTCAACATTTGTTTCACGAATTCCATTATCTTCAATATCTAATCCTTCTGGGGATATATAAAAGATATAGTCGTATCCTTTAATAAATCTAGAGGCATATTCATTAAAAGCATCAGCATCTATATAATTTACTTTTGCAGCACAATTAGTAAAAGCCATTACATCAATAATTGTTCTATCAGTAATAAGACTTTCTTGCATTAATTCTGTTACACGTTCAGCAAGGAATATAGTTTGTCCTTCAATTGTAGTTTCATGATTTAAAGGGATACCTAATGAATTAAGATACTTACTACGTTCAGTAGCAAAATTATAATTTTTAAATTCAGGTAATTTTTTCAACGCATTTACAAGCGTTGTTTTACCTACAGACATTGTTCCACAAAAACCTATTTTCATAATAATATTATTTTATCCTCCTTGACGTGCTGATTCTCTCATTGCAGG